CCAACACCAACTATTACACCATCAAATACTCCGGGTCCTGAGCAAGTAATAACTGACGCAATTATAACAAATAACTTAGAATATCTATCAGTGGGATTTGATTTGTATTTAAGTTTTGTTGACCCAATACCACCATCACCAACTCCAACTAGTTCAATAACCCCAACTCCAACAATAACCCCTTCCATAACACCATCTATAACACCCTCGATTACTCCAACCTTAACCCCAAGTCCAACCACAGAACCACTTTATCCTTTAACACTTTACGTACAACCACTAAGTGGAGGTCAGGCAATAATATTTGACGGTGTAACTTATACCGCTGAGACAACGGTTAATATACTACTTAATACTTTCTATAACATCGAAGCGGTTCCAACACCAGGGTATATGTTCGCCGGATGGAATATATTTGGAGGTTCGTTCTCATCAACAGGACAAAGTACAACTGTTGCAATTTCGTTAACATCAGCAGCCAATCTTGCCCCGTCTTACGCTGAGGACCCAAATTATGATGCATTAGAAGCTCAGTTGACTACAAGTTTAGTAAGTTATCAAAACGCAACTGACAATGATTGGGTTTCAATTACACAAGAAGAGTATAATAATCTTTTTAATAATATTGAAAATATTGAAAAGATTGGTAATACTGACGAACAAGTAAATACTAGAGATTCTGCAACTGGTTGGGATACAACTACATTTGGAACAATAGATGCAAATACCCCACTTACAATTCCGTCAGGATATTATGTTGTTGGATTTGTTGCCGAGTCATGGAACCAAAACGGACAAGTTGAACTTGGGTATACTACAACTTATCATACAGGTGCTCCGACATATATGGGTAATTCACCTAATGTAATTGGTGGAATGACAATGTTCTATGTTAGAAAGAGACCTGGAAATGTTGAGGGGGCACCTGCATCAACAAACTTATACCCTGTATTAAACTTTATACCTCCGGCTTATCCAAATGCGGTTCTTAACACGTTTGGGTGGTACACTAATGATGGCGGGGCAAATTGGGTTGAGACAGTTTCTGCGTATCAAACTGCAAAAATACAAATACTTTTAACTAATACACGTTCTTGGCCACTACCACCCCTACCTTCACCTTCGCCTACAATAACCCCAAGTCCAACTATAACTCCAACTCCAACTATAACTCCAAACTGTGTTCGTCAAATTGTGGTACCAACATTATGGAATGGAGCAACTAGTATAAACAGTAATACACTTCAATTAACTCAAACTTCTGAGACTTTACAAATACAAGTAAATGACATTATAACAGATAATATTGGCTCAACAAGTTTTGTCGGACTTGTAACATCTGACGGAACATATACATATGTATACACGGGACCTGAGGGTACTGTGTCATTTGATTGTCAATTCCCATTAACATTTTCAGGAGCTTGTTAAAACAACATAATAAAACTATTTATATAAAAAAATAAAAAACATGTCACTAACAGGAAAAACCATAGGTCAATTAACCTTTTTAGAATCACCAACCGCGGATACTTTAATACCCGCCGAACTAAGCGGTGAAACATACCATATTGCTCTTTCAGGAATTACTTCATATTTTGAGGTAACTTATGATGAATTATATTCACTATATACAGGAGCAACCTTGAATCCGGGTAAATTCTATCTTATAACTGATTTCCAAACTTGTTATGACCAACCAAATTTTGATAATATTGGTAATCCGATTACAAGTGGTAACTATAAGACAGGTACTACTGAACCTTTGTTGGTATTGGCAACAAGTGGTAATACTTTATCGCCACAAGCTTATTCTCCACAATATCCGTTAGACAAAATTACTTATGACATTTCTTGGAATGTGACAGAGGTTACCTCAAATCCGGCTAAAGGTAGAATTACTGAAAGAATTGATGATAGAAATAATAGAACCGACTACGATTTTAGAGCGGTTCAATTTATAAGATATGATTCTTTAATTTGTGAAAGTTACTACTCAGGAAAAGTTTCGATTGATGGAGCGGGTAATGTTACAGGAACAAATACTTTTTTTACTAATGATTTTAGTCCAGGTAATACAATTGGTATTTTCACTCCTTATGGAATTACTATTGGTGGATTTATGTTTTATGAGATTTTGACAATTGATTCAGATACCACTATGACGGTTACAGGTATTACATTCGAAGTGGTTAGTAATACATACTATTCTTTAGGTCTTTATAACGGTTTAACAAGCCCTTGGCAGTGTAATGTAGCGTCATCTTCAGGTTCTACCGAATATTTTACATTTAATGATAACCAAAGTTATAACACATATATAGGTGATAACTTAGGATATGATACATTTATTTTATCAAATAATGTGTTTTTATCAGGTGATTATTATGATAACTATTTTGGTGGAAGAAGTTACAATAACACATTTGATGACGACATGAACGCTAACATTTGCGGCTCCCTTTTTAGAAACAACGTTATAACCAATGATTTTGATAGAAACACTGTTGGTTCATTTTTTGAAAATAATGCTATTGTTTGTGACATGGCCGATAACAGAATTGGTAATTTCTTCTCGTACAATATGCTTGGAGATAATGACGGACCCGACTTTGATAACAATTTAATTGGTGACAATTTTGAAAGAAATTTCTTCACTTTTAGCGATGATGATTTCTCCAATAACTCAGTTGGAAATTTATTTTATGAAAACGTAGTAGATGGTTCATTTAAAAATAATGAAATTGCTGGATATTTTTACCAAAACTTTTTTAACAGTTCTTTTGATGATAATACCGTAGGTTCATTTTTCTATTCTAATTTTATAGACCAACTATTTTTTAAAAATTCAATTGCGTCTCAGTTTTATTCTAATAGTTTTTCTGGTGGAACTTTCAACGGCAACATAGTTGAATCACAATTTTACAATAATACTATTTTTGACTCTCAAATGAGATATAATACTATTGGAAAAAATTTCACCGGTAATTTAATATCAAGTGATTTTGAAGGTAATACAATTGGGTATGATTGTAAGGGTAATATAATTTTAGATACTTTTTCTCAGAACCAATTTGGTAATGCTTTCTCAGCAAACAATATAACAGGAGCAACTTTAAACAATGTAGTTTTACACGCATTTATATCCAACAACATTTATGGAACATTCCAAAATAATAGAATTGGTTCTAACTTCTTTTCAAATGAAATATTAGATAATTTTGGATTTGGTTACGGACAATACCAAGGAAATATAATTGGAAATAATTTTTATGACAATAACATAGGAGAATATTTCTACAATAATGTAATTCCTGATAATTTTTATAATAATACTATTGGTGACTATTTCCAATGGAATACAGTACAAAATTATGTAAATGGAGTTGATTTTGGTTTCTATTATGGAAATCTAACCGCATTTACTTATACCGCGACAGGTTCAAGTGCTGCGGATAACATATATGTTGGGGTAGGAGGAACAACTGATGGTGCCGGTCAAAACGCAACATTTGATATAGAAGTTTCAGGAAATGCGGTTGTAGGAGTTTCAGGAAATTCAACTGGTAGATATTATAACGTTAGTAACACAATAACAATACCTGGAACAAGTATTGGAGGGTCATCGCCAGCTGATGATGTTGCAATAACAGTAACAGGAATAAGCCCAACACCATCTGTTTACCAATCATACAGTTGTCAGATATTCGTGAATTCGGGAAATAACACAAGGTTATCATATTATGATGGTGATGACATCTTAAATATAACTGACATAAATGTTAATAATTAAAATTAAAAATGGCAACAAAATATATTGTAAATAACGTATCGGGTCAAACTATAACAGGTAATTTAACCATAAACGGTAATCTAACTGTTACTGGTAATACTAATGTTTCTAGCACGTATAAGGCGGTACTAACTCAAACAGGAGTTATAACAGGGACCAATATCAGTTCGTTTAATTATTATTTAATTCTTGGTGAAACATATACAATAGTTAATTATGTTGCCGGTGATGATTTTAGTAATGTTGCAAATGTTACTGTAGGAACTATTAATACAACAGGTTGTGAATTTATTGCAACTGGGGACACCCCATTTAATTGGACAAACGGTTCAGAACTATCATCTTCAGGTAATTTAGTTGTTGATGTTATAGAAAACACTTTAGGTTATGATATGGTTTGGACAAACCAAATTTCAACAGGTGTGTATTTGGGGGTCCCATCAACTTTAGGGCCCTTATATAATAATTTCCAAAGAGAAAAAACTTCAGTTTTGACTCAGCAAACTTTAAGCGGTCCCCCGTTTGCATTAGATTATATAAAGTATTTTGCATCACCATCATCTTTCACAAATAAAGACGACTCTGTCGCATTGTATGTATGGGATTCTGATACCGCTCAGGGAGTTAACAATACTCTATATTACACACCAATAGAAATTAATGTTGAGAGAAATTTTAACACAACTCCAATTATTATAAGTGGTTCAGTAATATCGAGTTATCCATTTAATTATGCTAGCGTTGGTTTTATATGTGATTCAATTAATGTTGATGATATTGTCGGAGATGACACCACGGTGAATTCTTTGTCTAAATTAATTGCAGAATTAAACTCTAATACAAATACTAATGTTTTAGGTGTTTATTCTGACGATGGTTCAGGTGGAGTACTTCTCACTATGAATACTAATTTGGCTAATCAATTCTGTTCTACAGGGACATTAACATTTGAGGTTTTTGCTGATTAAAAATATAATAAAATGATTAAAATATTAAAAAGAATCACCGATAACAAATACTTACAATCATTAGAAAATGATGTGTGGGTTGATGATATAAATCATTCCTCTAAAATGACTTATAAAGAATGTGAAACCATTAAAGAAAGTTTATTGAACTCTTATGACCAAGAGCAGATTGTTGAAATTACGGATTGTTTCAAATTCAAGCCAATAACAAGAGCGGAAAAAAAAGAACTAAAAAATTTATTAAAAAAACTATAAAATGAGAATAAATATTTTAACAGAAGATTCAAAAGTTGCTCAAGTTAGAGAAGCGATGAAAAATGAGGATATTCTTAAAATCGGAGTTTCCCCAACAGGAGAAAAACCTGCAACACATTGGTATTGTACCATGGCTGGAACTGAGGAAAAAATGAATACCATTTACGCAAAGAAAAACTTGTCTATAATGGAATTAGAAATTGGCCCAAAACAGTTTCTTGAAAAATGGGGACTGAAGATTATAAGATAGTTAAAAATTTTATAAGTTATAAAGAGGTAAAAGATATTCTAACTTGGATTGATACTTTAAAAAATGAAGAGTTTAAAGCAAATCACCATCTAACTGAATTATCAAAAACTCTTAACGGTAACTCATATATTTTTGATATATCTCAGACCAAAGAAACAGAATATATTACAAATTTCCAATCAATTGGTGAAGTCAGGAAGGAACCCCTTCCTGATTTTATCGTGGAGATAATTGATAGAATTTCAACCACAATCGGTCTACCAAAAAATCATTTGTTTTTACAATCGGTTGATATGAATAAGGGTGGGAAAATTGACCCCCACTATGATGCATCTTTAGATGGATTAATTAATTACAAATGTAATGTTAGTGTTTTATCAGAAGACTATAATCTTTACTTAGATAAAACTCACGTTTCAATACAACAGAAAGACCTTTATTGTTTTGAGGCGTCTCTATATAAACATTGGACTAAGGAGTTTAATAGTAGAAGAGTTTTCCTTAGTTTTGGGTTTTTAATTCCTTATAGTGTTACAGGTCGTAATGAAAATGACCCAAGAGTTAGATTAAGTCAAAGAATACAAAAGTATTTTCAATCCATTTGATAATTTATTAAGTAATACTTATCTTTGTAAAAAGGTAAATGTCGTAATTTCACGGCAGCCAATAAACCAATTATTTATGACAAGTCAAGAAGAAATCAAAGCGTTTCTAGAAGGAAACGACCCCGAAGAACATATCGTGGCAATAGAATTCGACTATGTTACGGATTCAATCTACAAAATCAAAGAAGTTCCCGGTAAAGGAAAAGAAATCAAAAAAGATACATTTGTTGCTTTCGCGTGGGTAGGTGACCTACGTGGTCTTAACTTTTATCAATCATCAAAAGCTTTACAAAAAGAAGCCATGTCCAAGTATGGAATCATGATTGATAAACTAGAAACGGGCGGTAATGACCGTATGGAGGAAGGTCTTAAGTTTATGGTTAAGTCCTTAAAAGGTTATCGTTCTCTTATTCAGTTTTTCAGAGATGGTGGAGTTGACCCGTGGGGAGAAAGAACCAAAGACCTTATAATGATACTTCCACCCACCGAACAGTATCTTATCTCACGAGAAAAAAGATTATTCAAAGGATACGATGAATACAACGACATCACGAGGTTTGTATTCGACTTAGAAACGACCGCACTCGAACCCAAAGACGGTCGTATATTCATGATTGGTATTAAGACAAACAAAGGATACCAAAAAGTAATTGAGTGTTCTAATGAAGATGAGGAACGTCGTGGTCTTGTAGAATTTTTCAATATCATCGATGAGTTAAAACCAAGTATTTTAGGAGGTTATAATTCAGCGAACTTCGACTGGTATTGGATATTTGAACGTTGTAAGGCTTTAAATCTCGATATCAAACGTATTTGTAAGACCCTAAATCCAAAACACACAATCAAAGAAAGTGAAAACTTGTTGAAACTCGCCAACGAAGTTGAGAGATACAATCAAGTTGGGATGTGGGGATACAATGTTATTGATATTATTCATTCTGTCAGGAGGGCTCAGGCGATTAACTCGGGTATTAAGTCAGCAGGTTTGAAATATATAACACAATATATCGATGCGGAGTCTGAAGACCGTGTTTATATTGACCACACTGAAATTGGACCAATGTATGCCAAGAAAGAAGAGTATTGGTTAAACATTAAGAACGGAAAATATAAGAAGGCGAACAACCCTGAGTTTGATAACTTGGACACAAGATTTCCCGGTACTTACATTAAGACAACTGGTGATGATATTGTTGAGAGATATCTCGACGATGACTTGGAGGAAACATTATTGGTTGACGAAGAATTCAATCAGGGCACATTCCTTCTCGCGTCACTTGTACCAACGACTTATGAGAGAGTATCCACAATGGGTACGGCAACTTTGTGGAAGATGTTGATGTTAGCTTGGAGTTACAAACACAAACTCGCAATCCCAAAGAAACAATCGAAGACGGATTTTGTGGGTGGATTATCACGACTATTAAAGGTTGGTTATTCGACCAAAGTATTGAAGCTCGACTATTCATCACTCTACCCATCAATTCAACTTGTTCATGACGTATTCCCTGATTGTGATATTACAGGGGCAATGAAAGGAATGTTATCATACTTCCGTAACTCTCGTATCATGTATAAGAACTTGGCGGCTGAGTGGTATGATAAAGATAAAAAGACATCACTTAAGTACGACCGTAAACAACTACCAATTAAGATTTTTATCAACTCAATGTTCGGTGCCTTGTCAGCCCCACAGGTATTTGCGTGGGGTGATATGTATATGGGAGAACAGATTACCTGTACAGGACGACAATATCTTCGTATGATGATTAAGTTCTTTATGAAGAAAGGTTACACCCCCCTTGTAATGGATACCGATGGTGTGAACTTCTCAAAACCTGAAGGTGTGGAGGATAGAGTTTATATCGGTAAGGGTCTAAACTGGAAAGTTAAAGAGGGTAAAGAGTATCGTGGAGATGATGCCGATGTTGCAGAATTTAACGACACATTCATGAGAGGTGAGATGGCTTTAGATACTGACGGAACATGGCCATCCTGTATAAATCTTGCTCGTAAGAACTATGCAGTTATGGATGCAAAGGGTAAAATTAAACTCACAGGTAACACAATTAAGTCAAAGAAACTTCCACTTTATATTGAGGACTTCTTAGATAAGGGTGTAAAACAATTACTCGAAGGTAAGGGTCAGGAGTTTATTGAGTGGTATTACGAATATCTGACTAAAATTTATAACAAAGAAATCCCCCTTATGAAAATTGCTCAAAGAGCTAAAGTTAAATTAAGTATCGAGGATTATAGAAAACGTTCAAAGGAAAAAACAAAGGCGGGTAATGAGATGTCAAGAATGGCACACATGGAACTCGCTATCCGTGACAACATAGCCGTGAATCTTGGTGATGTAATCTACTATGTTAATAACGGTGTGAAAGCCTCTCACGGTGATGTTCAGAAAGTTAATGATAAGATGACAAAGAAGGAGAAGGATGAATACAGAGCAAAACATGGTAAAGACCCTGTGTTAGGTTCACACATTCAACTTAACTGTTATAGAATTGAACCATCAGTATTAGAAAATAATCCCGAGTTGACAGGCGACTACAATGTCCCAAGAGCAATTGTGACCTTTAACAAAAGAATTGAACCATTGTTGGTTGTATTCAAAGAAGAAGTGAGGGATGGACTGATTGTGGATAACCCTGAGGACAGAATGTTTTTCACCAAAGACCAATCTGAACTTATAAATGGATTACCGTTTGAACCTGGTGACCAAGATACTTTAGATGAGGTATTAACAATATCTGAACCTGAAATGAGATATTGGGAAAAACGAGGATTGAGTCCTGATTATATGTATGAACTTGCTGATGAGGGATGGGAACAAAAATTAATTCAGTTTGAGACCGTCTGAACCTATTATATACCAAATATTATTCACCTTAACTAATTGAATACAAGAACCTTTATATAGGACAACTTCGTCATATTCCTCATCAATTTTGTTTTCAGTACACGTTACTGTAATTTTTGATAAAGATTTTATTGTTATATGATTAGTTAGTGAGTTGTTTAATATAACTTTTTTAACTGTGTTCTGAACTAATAAAAATTCCTCGTCTGACGTAAGATATTCGGGGTCAGTTATTATTTTTTTTATATTATAATTTTTTTGACCTATTTGTTTTTTTATAAGTTTTGTCTCCATAATTAGATAACATATATTTGACGAGGCATGGCTGTCAACTTCTTCTGTTTGTTCAAATTTTCAGCTATCAATGCCTCTCTTTCCATTACTTTTTCAGGTTTCAATCTGGTTAAACGACCTTCAGCACCAATCAACTCTTCGATTAATTTTGTTTTTTCATCTTTAGCTTCAGTTGCCAAAGATTGGTAATCCATAGTTAATTCAGAATCAGGTGTTTTAATATTACCACTAAACTTACCCCTTACTCTAGATAAAGTTTCTTTAGCGTACGCAAAAAACCATCTACGAACCCATATTTGTGATGGGTTATTTAAGTCTGACCAATTTATTTTGTTATAAGGAACATCTGAAGGTAATTTTATTATGTCAGGATTATCTCTAAGACACTGGTCTCTATCGGCTCCCTCAGTGTCATAATACCAATACCAAACTTTTCCTCTCATTAATGTTGCATTACCAAAATCAAACTTACCACCAGGTGTGTTCATTAAGTGAACGGCTTTCTTTCCTCCTGGTAAAGCTGTTACTCTGTAAGTTAAATCACCGGCAATTATTCTTCTTTGAATGTTTATTTCTTGCATTCTGAGTAACATATCAAAGGCCGGCATCATAAAATATGAACCAGAGTATCCCATTTGTGAATAACCTGCAGGACCACCCAAACCAACACCCCCCAAAGCACCAAATGTCCATGGGTCAAATAATAAATTATTTAGTTCTGCCGGGGTAAACCATAGAAGTTCATTAAGTTCCCTATTCGCTGGTATTTCGTAAACTTGTTGTCCTCGTTGTAACTGTATGTAATCTTTTTTTAATACAGAGTCACCACCAGCTTGTAAACCAACAATTTTAGAATATGCGTAGGAATATCTATCCTCAAAGTCTAAAGTTTTAGTTATGAATGCTTTAGCTAAAGATTCTGTTTCTAAGTTTAATCCGTATAAAGAAGACCACTGGGATTCGGTTAACCAATCTTGTATGTATTGAGAATAGTCATCTATGGACAATTCCAATAAAGAATCTAGTTGCTCGTCTTCTAATTCAACACTCCTTAATGGGGCACCCAATAAATGACGAAGTTTAGTATATAAACTACTTCTATATGGTTCTTCTATAATTGCCATCGATTTGTTTATTATATAAATATTTCCTTAAATAGAATTATTTTTGGTCGAATCTTACAGGACCCTTAATACTTTCTAGAATTTGGTTCTTCGTAGTTTTTACCGACTCATTAATCTCCTTATCAGTTTTTAACTTGTAAAGTTCATTCACAAATTCCCAATTCACAACATCCCAAAAATTATTAATGTATTCATCTCTTTTACTTTGGTACTTTAGATAATACGCATGTTCCCAAAGGTCTAAACCTAATAAAGGATACCCACCTTTGATGTCATTCATAAGGGGGTTATCTTGATTTGCGGTTGACATAATTTTTAGCCTGTTATTTTTAGTTAGGACAAGCCAAACCCACCCTGAACCAAACCTTTCTTTTGCTGTTTCCTCAAATTCCTTTTTAAATTCGTTAACACTACCAAAATCTTTTTTTATTTTTTCAACAACCTCACCCTCTACTTTTTGTTTTTTTGGTGACAACATTTTCCAAAACATCGCGTGGTTAAAAGCTCCACCGGCGTTGTTTCTAACTGTAGTATTATATCGAGTAATTGATTTTACTATTTCTTCGAGTTCAACATCACCATAATCTTTTTTAGACAAAGCGTCGTTTAATTTTTTAACATATGTCTTATAGTGTTTGTTGTAGTGAACATCCATTGTTTTAGAATCGATAAAATTTTTCAAAGAGGAATATGAATATGGTAATTTTTCAATACCAATTTTTTTCATTTCAGTGATTAGAAAGTCTTTATGACTCTTTCTCTCCTGTAAAACAATTTCTTCTTTGATTAATTCTAACTTTTCCTCTAACTTTTTCATCGAGATATCTTATTGAGATAAATATCTCGTAGGATTGTTATAGTCGACTATTAATTCTATTCATCAATTCTTCGATGAAGTCGGCTTTATCTAAATTGTCACCCATCACAGTATCGATAATGTTTTTCTTTTTGGATAACATGTCGTAAATTATTCCCTCGATTGTATTGTCGAAGATGGGGTAATAAACTGAAACTGAATTTTTTTGCCCATATCTGTAAGCTCTATCCTCGGCTTGTTGATGATGAGCCGGAACAAACGACAAATCATTAAATATTACAGCTTCTCCAGCCGTTAAAGTTAAACCAACACCCGCGGCAAGTAAGTTACCAACGAATACTTTCACTTTATCGTTTTCCTGGAATTGGTCAACCGCATGTTGCCTCATTGGTTTACTCGTTGACCCATCTAAACGAACCGCTTGTTTACCAAAGTGGTCGGCAATTCTATCTAGGGTGTCTGTAAAGTTTGTGAAAATAATAACTTTCTTATCTTGGTCTATAATATTTTGCGCAAGTTCAATTGTACTCGATATTTTTTCCTCGGCAATAGTTTGTCTAACTTTCATCAACTTGTTAAATTGGACAGTTAGAGAAGAAGACTCATCTTTTCTACTTTCATACCAATTATAATAATCACCCATCAAAGCCTCGTACATTTTAGATTTCAGTCTTAGATAAACAGGTGAGATAATCTTATCTGGTAGGTCCAAAACTTCCGTTTTTAATCTACGAAGAACCTGACGAGAGGTTCTATCTCTAAGTTCCTCCAAATTGGAGGCCCCTGTAACATTCCAAACTTTTCTATTTCCAGCTTTAAACTGATACCCCTGACAATATCTAATGGCGTAAGCCATCCAATTCTGGGCAACAGGACTTTCAATAAGACTCAACAAATTAAAATAATTCATTGGCCGAGAAGTCATTGGTGTCCCTGTCAATAACCACAATCTTTTTGCATTTTTTGCAAAACTATTTATTAATTTGGTTCTTTGAGCCTGTACATTCTGAACATAGTGAGCTTCGTCGATTATAATCAAATCGAAGTTACCTAAAGTTATCGGTGAATTTTTTTTATCCTTCAAATCATAAAAATTCTTTATGATATCATAATTTACTATAACGAAGTCGTGTTCGGTTGAGAAGTTTTTACCCTCGGCAATATATACACTCCTGTCAGTATAGTTTTGGATTTCCCTCATCCAATTTATCTTTAAAGATGCGGGACAAATAATTAAAATTTTCTCAATTCCTGTTTCTAAAGCCGCTATGATTGTTGATGTTGTTTTACCCAATCCCATATCATCAGCCAAAATGAATCTCGTACTACCAACTAATTTCTCAATTGCGATTTTTTGATGTTCTAACGGTGGTCTGTGATTATATTTTTCATAATCTATTTTGACATCTTTAATAACATGGGTTTTAATAACCGCTCCTTTAGGTAACCAAAAATCATGTAGGGTTTCACCTGAAAAAACTTTTCCCCAAATGTGGTAGGCCTTTTCTTTCTCAACAAGTAGTTTCTCAATCCAAACCTCCGTGGGTATTTCAGAATATAATTTCTCGTCGGCAATCTTTTTTGCAAAATATGGGTCTAAGTCAACCCACTTCTTAGCGACCTTAGGAGAAACATTGTGATAATTTGTGATATATTCAGATTGAGACCTTGTAGGATAGAATTTTTTATTGGATTCTTTCTTACTTTTTAAATTAAGAATATAATTATTCGCACCTGAATATGACTCCAATATAGATAGAGCTCTACTTTCAATCATATTTTCTACCTGACCTGTTTCCAAAACAAATTATCCACATATAAAAATAGTAAAATTTATATATTTATCAATATGGCACAACCGAGGGTCCCAATCTCACGTATTGGTAAATTTTTTGGAGCCGAGGATTACGACCTCGACATCTCTATGGGTGAAGAATGGCTTCATGGAGACATGAATTTCACTTTGGTACTTTACCGAGTTGACAGGTATAAGACAAAAACTGATGACGTATACGGAGAAACTCTTACCGACGGTGTAAAGTTTCATCCCCCGGTTGAATTTAAAGCATACGTACAAGTTTCGGCACCCGAAAATAAAAATTTAGGTAATTCTAAAGTAAGTAATTTAGAGCCTGGTAATATTAGAATCTCTGTTTATCAAAAACATTTAGAAGAATTAGGTGTAGAAATAAGTATAGGGGATTATATTGGATATTACGAAACTGAGAACCGAGTTAGATACTATACTGTAAATAACGATGGTCGTGTTACATCTGATAATAAACATACTTATGCGGGTTATCTACCTTTTTATAGGACTATAATTGCGTCACCTGTGACTAATAATGAATTTAGAGGATTATGAAATGTATTGTAACTGAGGAACAACTTATTAAGATAATGGAATATGTAGATTCCAAAAAAGTTATTTGCGATAAATGTGGATGGTCGTGGAATTTATCTGAAGGAGGTAATGACCCATACATTTGTCATAATTGTGGAAATAATAACCAATAATAATGGCTTTACCAAGAAAAATAAAAAAACACATTCCTTTAACTGAGTCCAAAACCTTATTATCTAGAAGGTATGAACTTGCGGAAAAAATATCAAAGGATGGAACTTTCTTGCCAAAATCTTTATTACATGCTGATTTAGATAAAGGGTTTTTAGACTTCGTTAAAGATGAATTAAAAACTGTAGTTGATGGTAAAGTTATCCCTATGGTTGATATAATAATAACAACACAAAACTGGTCTCAATTTACAGAAACTTGGAATTTTCAGAATTTGGATAAAAACGCCGAGCCCCCGTTTCTAACTGTTGTTAGGAATCCTGAGGTTAAATTTGGCACAAATCCGTCTGTACTTTATACCATTCCAAACAGAAGGCTTTATTTCTACGCTCAGGTTCCAACTTGGGATGGTAATAGACACGGATATGATGTATATAAGATACCACAACCAGTCCCCGTTGATATTACTTATTCCATAAAAATAATTTGTAATAGAATGAGAGAATTAAATTCATTCAATAAAAATGTTATTGAAAAGTTTTCTTCTAGACAAGCTTATCAAGTTATAAAGGGACACTACATTCCAATAGTAATGGGTGATATTAGCGATGAATCAGTTTTAGATATTGAAAAAAGAAAGTTCTATATTCAAAGCTACACATTTACGATGTTAGGGTTTTTAATTGATGAGAACGAATTTGAGGTTTCACCCGCGATAAACAGGTTATTACAATTACAGGAATCCGATGAAAAAAGAATTAGAAGAGGTAAAAAAAAGAACTCAAATCCAAGTAGTACTGAGTTAACTATATCTTTCCAAGAAGGGATTGATGAATATATTAAAAAATTCGATTATTCTATTAATATGTCATTAAGTAATTCTGTAAATGTTTCATCATTTTCAGTCTACGTGAATGGTAATTACTTTGGGGACAATGTCAATTTAATACAAATCAATACTAATGATGAATTAAAAATATCGGTTGTAAAAAATGACTATTATTCAGAGACATCTATGGTATTTAATAACACATTGATTTAATCTTCCCCGTATATATCCTTTTTTTCTTTACAAGTGTCTATTATAAGTTTCTCTAAAAACCTATAAATTTTGATACCTTTTTTATCACAATAGTCCTTTAAAATTTTGTGGGTTTCTTTGGATATCTTTAAATTCTTTATTTCTCGACCGTTCTGCAACATAAGATAAAAAAGGCAGAAAATAGTCTGCCCAATTTATAAATACTTATCATAAAGTAAAGAACTTTGATTTTTTATCAAATATTTATCTATAAAATAAATTATTAATAAAAGAAATCATAATGGCATCGAACAGTAAAGTATTTGTATCTCCAGGTGTTTACACATCAGAGGTCGACTTAAGTTTTGTATCACAAAGTGTGGGTGTTACAACTTTAGGTATTGTTGGTGAGACTCAGAAAGGTCCCGCTTTCGAACCTATATTCATCACAAATTTTGATGAATTTTCGACATATTTCGGAGATACATCACCGGAGAAATTTATAAACACACAAATCCCTAAATACGAAGCGGCTTATATTGCTAAATCATATTTACAACAATCTAATCAATTATTTGTAACAAGAATATTAGGTTTATCAGGGTATGACGCAGGACCTTCATGGTCATTCTCAACCGTTGCGAATGTAAACCCAACAACGGTAGGTCAGAATTGTATAACTTTTTCAGCTGACCCATCAGGTTGTGGACAGGTTTGTATAGAATTTGAAGTTCTACCATTTGAATTCAATTTTTCAGGATGTAATTCAGGATTAAATTCAATTGCATTTTTCGCTCCTGACCCTTGTGACCCTGGCGACCCATGTGAAAACTTTCAAAATTATATTTTACCAAAGTTCAATCTTCCATATGAAAAATTTGACGGAAGTGTGTCTAGCATAGGTGCTGATTTTAAACAACAAATATATGATGTAATTTTGGGCACGACACAACAATCTACATCAATATATTATTATGGTGCGATTCAATCTGATATTTATGAGGCACTTACGGCCACAACTTTAACTGCATCAACTAATGTATTTGGTTTAGACAATTTAAGTACTTCTGAAATAAATTATTCAGATTCTAATAATGACCCATGGTATTATGCATTGTTCGATGGTACTGGTAATTCGGGTTATACAGGAAGTTCTTACTATTCTTATGTTACATCTATAGACCAAACTTCATCTGCTGATAATTGTGCAACTTTCTTTAGTTACTCAGTTTCAGGTATTTCAGGTAGTATCAATTATAATACAAATACAATAACTGTAGTTCTTCCATATGCTTCTTTTGCGGGGGCTGATTTAACAACAGTAATAAGTACCTTTAGCTCTTGTACTACTAATATAGAGGTCTCATCAAATCCTCAAACTAGTAATTTAACAGAAAATGATTTTAGTTCAGGTTCATTGACATATGTTTTAGTTTCACCTGATTCATCAGTAACTACCAACTGGACTGTTAGTGTTACTATCCAAAATGCTTGTTTACCTCTACCATCAACAGGTAATACAGGTAGTGGTAATGTTGGTTCAGTTCTTACATGTTATAGTGGTACAGTTGGAGGAGCTATATTCACATGGTCAGGTCAATCATATGTACTTTATGATAATTTGGTTATCGCAACCCTTCGTTCAAGAGGATTGGCGACATATTCGTCAGATGACGGAGCGGTGTATGAAGTACCAAATTTAAATGATGTTTCAATGAATTGTAGTGGACCTTACTCAGGCGTTACAAAAAATCCATATGCAACATTTGGATTAAATGTAACTAATAAGGATGGTGAGAATTTCTTCTTTGAAACTTCGTTTACAAATTCAGACCCTAAATACATTAGTAAAGTTTTTGGTTCTAGCAATTTCGCTAAACCTAGAACGGTTGTTCCTTTATTCGTTGAGGAGAGATACCAGTCTTTACTAAATTACGGATATAGAAAAGGTTACATTAGAGGTTTAAATTGTGAATTGATTGCGTTACCTAATGCGAGACAAGATAGTGACCCATCATCAATTGCATGGTATTTAGACCAATATCAGTCACCTTCATCTCCATGGGTCGTATCAGAATTGAGGGGTAATAAGGTGTATAACTTATTTAAGTTTACAACTATTTCTGACGGTAATTCGGCTAACTCTGAAGTTAAAATATCGATTGTTAATATTTCATTTAACAATGGAACATTCGATGTTTTAGTTCGAGACTTTTTTGACTCAGATTCGAATCCTGTTGTTATAGAAAAATTCACTAATTGTAGTATGGACCCATCAGATAATTCTTTTGTGGCTAAAAAAATTGGTACTAAGGATGGTGAATACGCTTTGAATTCGAAATATATCATGATTGAAATTAACGAGGACGCTCCAGTTGATGCCTTACCTTGTGGATTCTTAGGATACACAATGAGAAGTTACGGAGATTCTGTTAATCCTCCATTCCCTGTATATAAAACTAAATACGATTATCCTGGTGAAATTATTTATGACCCACCGTTTGGTTTGGCCACAGGTGGTAATGATTCCGTTGCAAGTCCTGGTGATAATGTAAGAAGAACTTACTTGGGTATTTCTGATACTGTTGGTATTGATTTAGATTTTTACCAATATAAAGGTAAGCAATTACCTGTCTTTTCAGTATGTAACTCAGTATCGGCATCGGATTGGGATTATCAGACGAAAGGGTTCCACATGGACGTTAACGCAACAGGTATAACGATTGCAAATGCTTACACTACATCAGGTACTGCAGCGTTTGATGTTGGTGCGGCACCATTTACTTCTGACCCTGATAATGAATCCAATCCTTACTACAGAATTTACGCTCGTAAATTTACATTCTTGTGTCAGGGTGGTTTCGATGGATGGGACATCTATAGAGAATATAGAACAAATAGTGATAGATTCATTTTAGGTAGAAGCGGTTATCTGAAAGGAGCATGTGCGGATATTAGATACCCTAATGCGACTGGATGGGGAGCATTCAAACAAATCACAGTCGGTGACAACTCAGTTGATTGGGCTAACACTGACTACTACGCTTATTTGTTAGGACAAAGAACATTCTCAAATCCTGAATCTGTAAACATAAACGTGTTTGTTACCCCTGGTATTGATTATGTCAATCATTCTAACCTTGTAGAATCTGCAATAGAAATGGTAGAATTTGATAGAGCTGACTCATTGTATATAACAACAACTCCTGACTATAATATGTTTGTACCTCAACTTGGTGATTCACAAGACTTAATTTACCCTCAGGAAGCGGTAGATAATTTGGACACATCAGGAATTGATTCAAACTACACGTGTACTTATTACCCTTGGGTATTAACAAGAGATACGGTGAATAACACTCAGATTTACTTACCCCCTACGGCTGAAGTTACAAGAAACTTGGCCTTGACTGACAACATTGCATTCCCTTGGTTCGCAGCCGCTGGTTACACTCGTGGTATTGTAAATGCGATTAAGGCTCGTAAGAAACTTACACAGGAAGATAGAGATACACTTTATCAAGGTAGAATTAACCCAATCGCAACCTTCTCTGATGTTGGTACTGTAATTTGGGGTAATAAAACCTTACAGGTAAGACAGTCGGCTTTAGACAGAATTAACGTAAGAAGATTGTTATTACAAGCTCGTAAGTTAATTTCAGCAGTTTCTGTAAGATTGTTGTTCGAACAAAACGACCAAAAAGTAAGACAAGACTTCTTGGATGCGGTTAACCCAATCTTGGATGCAATCAGAAGAGACAGAGGTTTATACGATTTCCGTGTAACCGTTTCATCTGATGTTGCCGATTTGGACAGAAACCAAATGACTGGTAAAATTTACATTAAACCAACTAAGTCATTAGAATTTATTGATATTACATTCTACATAACTCCGACTGGAGCGTCGTTTGAAAATATCTAAACAATAATATAAGACAGGCCGGCAAAAGTCGGTCTGTCTTTATATTTATAACAGTATGAATTTTAAAAGAATATCCGAAGGTGTGACAGAATCAGGTACTCCTGATATGAAATATTATGCTTTTGATTGGGATGATAACATTCTAATCATGCCAACTAAAATAATCTTAAAGGATAAAGATAATGATGAAGTTGGTATGTCAACAGAAGATTTTGCAGAACACAGAATGCATATTGGTAAAGAACCATTTGAGTATAATGGACATGAAATTGTCGGTTTTGCCGATAACCCATTTAGATTTTTTGGTGTAGAAGGAGATAAACAATTTATAATAGATTCACTATTAGCAAAACCCGGACCTGCTTGGGGTGATTTTGTTGAGGCTATTAATAACGGCTCTATTTTTTCTATTGTAACCGCAAGAGGACATACACCAAGTGTAATGAAAGAGTCTGTATATAATATGATAATTTCAAATCACATGGGAATAGACTCCAATGAACTTATTAAAAACTTAGAGAAATTTAGGGAAATCGAAGGTTTAGGGGGGTCGTCAAAAAAAGACATGATACGAGAGTACCTCAATATGTGTAGATTTTATCCTGTTACGTATGGAAAAGGAAGCGCCGCGAGTCCTGAGGAAGGTAAAATAAAAGCTTTAAATGAATTTGTAAGTTATGTAAAAAGAATTTCAAAACATTTACAAAAAAAGGCTTACTTTAAAAATGTAGTAACAAATAACTTTTTACCGACTATAGGATTTTCAGATGATGATTTAAGAAATTTAGAAAAAGTTAAGAGTCATTTTGAGAAAAAACCAGATAATATTATAAAAACAATATCAACCGCAGGAGGAGTAAAAAAACCTTATTAAATTTTACTAGTGATATTAATATGTAATTTATCGTTAAAAAAGTAAAAGTAAATAGAAAAAAATATTTTGGTATATTTATAATATATAAAAAGAATAAAAATTAAAAAAAAACAATACGATGGCTGATTTACTAATGAAAATGCCCATACCCTACGAACCCAAAAGAAGTAATAGGTTTATTATGAGGTTCCCATCAACATTGGGTATAAACGAATGGTTTGT